TCAACTACAGATTTACAAGATGGCGGGAATTTAGTATGTAATGCAATTGTCAGTCCTTGCACTGGCGTAGTAACACAAACATTTACACAAGAGAATTGTTATCCTACAACATGTTCAGACGTACCCGGAACAATTGAAGCTTTGTGTTGGAATCCAAAAATACAAACTTGGTTTACTAAACAAAACACAACAATGAACAATAGTGGAAATAAATGGCCACAAGGCTATAAAGGATTTGTTAGTGCAGTCAAACTAGCATCTCCAACATTATCTTATTATAATATTAATAGCAGTAATGTGTCTTTAAGTTGGTCTTCACCGACAAATATTTGTGCACCTATTACAAATTATAAAATTTATATTAATGATATATTATCTGAAACTGTATCTTACACAGTAACCTCAACTACCATATATGGATTAACGTCAAACACGCAATATTCATTTTACGTAATATCTATGTGCAATACACTTGAATCAGATGCATCAAATACAATTACTGTAACTACATCGTCTAGCTAAATGTACTATATAATTAAATTTTACTAATATAGTTTTTACAAACATAGTTTATATTCAAATTATTTTGATATATTTTAAGCTCTCAATGTAGGATTTACACAAATCTCTTGAGACGGAAATATGTCTCCGGACATACAAGTATCATTAATGCCAACCTCAGCACATGACCTAAATCCTCTATCTTCACCTATATAACACCAGCCAGATTTTTGAGATCCGGATTGTATTGTGCTAGTAGAATCGTCTGCACTATATTCGTTTGCTAGCATTTGTTGTTTTATTGTTCTATTTTGATCTGGTACATCATTGTCATTTGTAATTGGTTCTGATTTTAAACTTGACGGAGCTGTAATATTTTGAACTTCAGATAAACCATCGTGTACCGTATTTGCAGTCGTATTTACTACCGTTTTAGCACCTTCAGCAGATACATTAACAACTTGTTTAGTAGTAGACGCAAATATGCTTACGAATTTATTTATAATCGGCGAAAAAATGTCACTTATAGTTTGTGTTCCTTTAGCTAAATAAACAAAAATATTAAATCCCAATAAAGCTAAAATTAAAATTATAATTATCCAAGTTGAAATACTAATATTTTGTATTCCGCTAAAAAATCCAGTAGATTGATCTGAATAAGTATTTGAAGATGTAAGAATACTTTCGATATTATTGGAAGAATTATCCATATTATATTATCATAAATATATTATTTATTCATTTTTAATAATATATTATTTATTTAGTTTTCTTAGATTTGTTTTTCTTAGATTTGTTTTTCTTAGATTTATTTTTTTTAGATTTGTTTTTCTTAGAATTATTTTTTTTAGATTTGTTTTTCTTAGATTTATTTTTTTTAGATTTATTATTACCTCCTTTTTGTCCATCGTCAGAATCATTGTCAGATTCAGAATTAAAATCAAAATTTGCCTCATTAGGATCAGTTGACGATAAATTTACTGGTCCAAACCATGAATCATTTTTTTCATCATCAAGACTACTTAAACTATATCTGTTAGTATCTTCTTTATTGTCTACAATTGTATCATTTTTTAAAGATTTATTCGTAGCATATATAATTAATGCAGATATAGATATGACACCAATAACTCCAGCTACAATAATACCGACATTTGATGACATATTTATTATATATTATTATTATATATATTATTAAATAAAAATATATAATTACAATCCATTTTTTTAATGTTTTCTGCTTTTATTTTTAACATTTCTATTACGTTTACTTTTATATTTTCCTCCAAATTGTGCTCCGACGTTTCTATATCCATTAATTTTTTGTTTTGTATCACTTATTAGCTTAGACCCTTCATCTGAAATAGAAGCTCTATTATTATAAATAAATGCACCTAATCCAACAACAACAACAACACTAAATATAGTAAATGGAATACTATATGATGTAGACATTATATATAATAATTATAAAAAATAATAATTATAATAATTATAATATTAATTAAATGTAAAATTAATTGAATGTAAGCAAATATAAAAATCTATTTAAATCGCCTAATATTTCATCACGAACAGTTAATAAATCATAATTAGACATTAAATTAAACGATTTATTATCATTTAAATTTATTAAATAACGTTTAAACCCATCAATTTTATTTATAAATACATTTACTGAAGTTAAATCAAATAATTGAATTGTTTTTGTATTGGTTAATTGTATTCTTGTATTTGTTTTTCCTAAAAGTATTTCAATAAATTGGTCCATTTTTTCATTAAGCGAACTGTATAATTCATCCGTTGCTTTATGAGTAGCATAACTATGTGTTTTCCAATGAAATAATTTAATCATTAACAACATTTCTAAAAATAATACTGTAATTTCTCTCTCAAACTCTTGTATAGAACGAGATTTATTATTATCATTATTATTATTATTGTTAGTTGATTTATTTATTTTATTTGTTTTATTTGTTCTATTTTTACGCGTAGCTTTGTTGGATAGTTTACGCGATTTTATCATATTATCTATATATTATAATCGAGGAATAAAACTTTCTTCAAAAGAGTTCATTTTATTAATTTTTTCAATTGTTTTTTCTAAATTAGTATTTTTTACATTTTTAAATAAATAATCTGTTTCCGGTGAAACTTCATTTTTTTTAATTTGTTTGTATATCAAATCTATATTTTTTACAATAGTATTAACAACATCTTTTTGAGTTTCTCTCAATATTTCTTCATCAGCATTAATTTTTTCGCACAAAATAGAAATAGCAAAATACAAAATATATTTTCTTTTTTTAATAGAACCAGATGTATATTTTAATGTGAATAAATTTAATAAAGATTCTATTATTTTTTCAACTATTTTAGAGCATTTTTTCGATTTTTTTAAAAATATTTCCCAAATTATCCAAATAATATCCATTTGGTATTTACTATCAACTGGAATATTACATCTTCTCTCACATTTACATTTTTGTTTTGTATTTTTACATATAGTTTCAAATTCAATTATCCATTCAATCCAATAACAAGCTTCAATTACATTTTTATATTCATCCGATATATTATAAGCCAATTCATTAACTGCTATAAACAATTCTTTGGGGTCATCTTTCATAAAGACCTCTTCTGCATAATGTACATTTGGTGCTTTAAATCGGTCTTTCATATGAGTCATATCAAAATCTTCTTTTTTAATTTTAATATTATCAAAACTATGTTTTCGTTTTGCATCACATAAAACACACATTATTTCACAAAATAATTTTCTTATTTTTAAATTATTTCTCATTCTTAATTCATCATTTACATATCCACCTCGCAATACATCTTTAAATATTTTAATTCTATAATCTAAATAAATTGCTAATTTAGGATTACCTAAATGCACATATTTACTATAAAAATACAATATAATCTCCCATATATCTCCATAATGCCCAGCACAAACCAATTCAGCACACCAATAACACGCCGGCTCAATTTTTGAATTAATCAGACTATTTAGTAATTCTTTATTTACATCTGTTTTTTTAAATTTAGAAAATGTAATTCCTTTAAATTCATTTGTTGCTCTTATATCATTTATTTCAGCAGTTTCAGACATTATATAAAAAAATACATAAAAAAAATAACAACAATACATATAGATGAAAATAAAATCAATAATTAATTTTTATAATAAAATGTCCAATTTTGGAAAACTTTTATTTTATACATCAATACTATTAATTTTAATTACCTTTTTCAAATCATTAAATTATAAATCGTATTCATTACAAGAAGGATATACACAGAATGATAATTATGTTTTCAAAACTGGAAATGAGGTATATGATGAATTTTATGCAACAATTTATGATCATTTAGTATTTAATAATGTAAAAAATAACTACGAAACAAAAACAGTTATGACACAAACATTGGCAAATCACGAGAGTATTGTTTTAGATGTCGGTTGTGGAACTGGGCATCATGTTGCGAATTTATGTGTTAGCAAAATAAAAACAATTGGAATTGATATATCTCCAAATATGATTAATCATGCTAAAAATAAATATCCACAATGCAACTTTATAGTTGGTAATGTGTTAGATAGAGATCAGTTTAACAATAATTCATTTACTCATATTCTGTGTTTATATTTTACAATTTATTATTTTAAAGATAAAAGAATATTTTTTACAAATTGTATGGACTGGTTAATGCCGGGTGGACATATTATACTTCACCTTGTTGACAGAGAACGATTTGATCCTATATTACCTCCGGGTAATCCATTGTATATTGTCTCTCCTCAAAAATATGCTAAAGAGAGAATAACAAATACTAAAATAACATTTAATGACTTTATTTATGAATCAAATTTTAATTTAAATCAAGGCAATGATTTAGCTACATTTGAAGAAAAGTTTAAATTTAATAATGGAAAAGTAAGAAAACAAGAACAAGTTCTATATATGCAAGATACATCAGATATATTAACGATTGCAGAACAATGTGGATTTACATTACAAAGCAAAATAGATATGGTAAAATGCGCATATGAAAATCAATACTTATACATATTAGTAAAACCAGCTTAAAATATAAAATATAAAATATAAAATATAAAATATATAATTTAATAAACAACTTAAATGGTTTTATACTGATATATAATATATAATAAAATGGATAATATTCAATTACAACGCATGATTAATAAACAAAATACTACGATAAAAAATAAAAATTCTATTATAAGATATCAAACGAATAAAATTCAGAATTTAACAAATTACATAAACTATTTACAATCAAAATGGCCAGAAGAAGACCTAGCAAATTCAGATTGGACAAATAAATGTGAAAAAGAAATGAATGAAGATATAATTGATAATTTATCCAAATGGAATGCATATTATGAATAAATATACAAGAATAAATATACTACAAAATATAAAACAAATTTTGCGAACAAATATAAATATTATTTTAACCCAAATATTAAATATAAATAATATGATTGAATATTTATCATACATATTATTTTTTGGATTACTTATAATTATAATAGTATATGGATACATTCGTATAAAATATGGATTTTGGATTTCTCAGCCAGTATTTCACATATACGATATCGGATATATTATTAAACCGCCGGGTATTATCAATCATTCATTACCAAATAAAAATAAATATACTAATTTTAAAAATATAAATACTTATGAATACAATACATTGACTAATATTGAATTAAATCGCACATTATTTTTTATAAAATCAAATTATTTACAAAATAAAAACAACATTTTCTCTCCAAAACTAAATAATATATCTCCTTATTTTCAAGGACATAATTCGAAATCGTTTATTAGTTTATACCATGAAGAAAATAATATGATTGATACGAAACAAAATAATATAATTAAAGACAGTAAAATTATAGGTACAATAACTTCAAGACCTATTCATATTCACATGAATAATGGAAATTTTGACGCATATTATGTAGATTATTTGTGTGTAGATAAATTATTTAGAAAAAAAGGAATTGCTCCTCAGTTAATACAAACTCATCATTATAATCAAAGCCATCTCAATAAAAATATAGTTGTGAGTTTATTTAAGAGAGAAGAAGAACTGACTGGGATTGTTCCGTTAACAGTATATTCAACATATGGGTTTTCAGTTGATAAGTGGACAAAACCTACAGATTTACACCCAGTATATAAATTAATTGAAATTAATGCACAAAATTTACATTTATTATTTGGTTATATAGATGAAACACGTAATCAATTTGATATAGTCATCAATGTAAATGTGTCAAATATAACAGAATTAATTAAAAGCAAAAATATATATATTTATGCCATTGTATTAGATAATAAAATTATGTGTGCTTACTTTTATAGAAAAACATGTGTTTTTATTGAAAAAAATGTAGAAGTATTATCTTGTTTTGCATCTATCAATGATTTTATAAATCAAAATAATAATACTAATAATATCAATGATAATGAAGTTTTTATTCAAGGATTTAAAATAAGTTTTTGGAAAATTGCAAATGAAAACTATTTTGGATTTGCTGCAATTGAAAATATATCTCATAATAATGTTATAATTGATAACCTAATTATAAAAACAAAACCATTAATAATAAGCCCTACAGCATATTTTTTTTATAATTTCGCGTATAGCACGATAAAATCAAATAAAGCATTGATCATAAATTAATATTTTTAACATGGTTTCGATAACAAAGCATTAACTAAGTCTTCTACTACTGTTTTAGCAATTTTCTCTGCATCTTCTGCAGAAACGGTTGAGGTTGCACTTGCAGTTTCTGTAAATGTTACTGTCTTTCCATTACAATCTATAGTAGTTGCAGATGCAGATGCACTAGCAGAATAAGTTTTTAAAAAATATATTTTTACTTCTCTATTTATATTTGCAGCATCAGTAATAAGTTGAACAAATCCTTTTTTATTTAAATAATCGCCAGTTCCACCAGAAATTTCAAATGTAAATGTAGAATTTGCTGGAAAAGTATAAAATTCATCACTAAATGGAACAAGAACATTATAAGTATTTGCATTAAATGAAATTGTGCTTCTTTCGGTACCTTTAAAATATAATACTACATTATTAATTGTATCAAATACATCGCCATCGGGATTTACATCATTATTATTAATGTCAAATACAGTTCGAATCATAGCAACCGATCCAATAGAAATATTTAAATTTGCTGGAACTGGTGGAGTAACTAAATACGTAATACTATATAAATCTTCAATTAAATTTTTTCCGTTAGTATATGATGCAAATTCAGCTCCAGCATCTGGAGAAATACTATAATACAACGTAATGTCTGGATTAACTAAAGGAAAAGGAGGGGCCATTATAATATATATAAATATTTTATTTTTTATAATATACAATTATTATAATATAATGAATTATAATAATCGTAATAAAACAATTAAACGTGTATCAAAAACAAATAATTCTGACACAAATAAATTAAAAAATACATCAGATTCAAAAATAATACCAGACGAATTAAAAATAATTATAAATACTAATTTAGTTGGTTTAAATCAAATAATTTTTACACCAAGTATGTTGAGTAGTAATTTATATGGATATGATAAAGTTTATTTCAATCCTTTAGTTAAATTAAATAAAAATAAAATAATTTCTAATTTTAAACATAAAAGTTTAATATTTTTGTTTGATAAATCATCATTTAATAACTTTGTTAAATCATATAGTACAAATAAAACAGATAGCTTACAATATGCGTCCCAAAATGATTTTATAAGCAACAATATTCAAACCATTTTAGATTTATTATTTACTGAAGAAAATGTGTTAAAAATTAAAAGTAATTTGTACACTATAATGGATTATCAGTGGGCTGTGGGCGATTGGGTTGTAAAGCCTAAAGTGAGTGAACGTGAACTAAACAGATATAAAAATTACTATGACAATTTAAATCCTTTAAATAGAATTAAGAGAGAAACGCAAAATTATAATGAAGGAATTAAATTAATAGATGAGTTACCACAAGATGTATTATATGGGTCAAATTATAGTAAACCCATACCTAAAAAGGCTAATACAACCCCAAAGACAAATGAAGTATTAAAAAAGGAAACAACTATTACTAATCCGCCATCGTTAACTATTCCTTCCTTACCAAGTATACCAACAACTCCTATTTCTAATGTACCCACAATAACTAATATACCTAATATACCTACAAGAACTGGTTTACCTACAATAACTAATATACCTACAAGAAGTGATATACCTAACAGAACACCATTATCTATTGGAGAAACTTCTACTCCATTAGAAAAAGAAAAAACAATTTTTAGTGATAAAAATGAAATGCTTGAATATATTTTGAATGATGCAGTTGAACCAATTATAATTGTCAGCTCAAACATTAAAAATAATTTATGTAGTATTAAAAATGGTATAGACAACAAAATAAATGACTTTAAAAAAAATGTTAGAATTGATTCATCAGAAATTACGAATTCAAACATAGATTATCACTTAATTGAATACACGGACAATTATGCTTCAAAACTTAGTAGTTTAAGTCCATATTTAAATAAATATATGAACAAACGTTTTAGTGTAAGTATATTTACATATTATTTACAAAATTTTTTAAATACTACACTTTATAAAAATATGATAACATATATATACAACAATTTTCAAAATGATACCATTAAAAAAATAATAGACATTATACTTGAACAAAAATTACAAAACCCAAATATTAATAGATTGCCACATAATTACAGTGACACTGCATATAATATTTCTATATCTAATATGTATATACTGCAGCATAAAAAACATATTATCAATGACACTTATAATCAACAACTAGACACTATAAATACTCGTTTTTATGAAATAATTTCTGATGCTTTGAATATATATATTAATAATGATATTAATTCTGTATTTAGTGTTCAAAAATATATAGAAAGTGATATAGATGAATATATAGAGCTTATAAAGAGAGTATTTAAAAATGTCGATCTAATAGAGGTTTTATATAAAGCAATACAAATAAATGAATGGAATGGATTTATTTTGAGATTATTATTTGCAAATACAATTATAAAGGATAACTATTTAAAACAAAACCTAGCATCTGAAATATTTGATAAAGATATACCAACGGTTGTAACAGAATTAAATAATCTTTATAATGATAAGATTCGTGAAAGAGGTGATACTACTTCTACAAGTGTAGATAATGGCCTTGTAGAACAAATATTTTCATCTACAAAATATAAATCAGATGTAATGTCTTTTGTAGTAATAAATTATAACAATCCAACAGCACCGTATGAAGAAATGGATGTTAACAATATAAATGACATACTAAATTATATAATTGATCCAAACAAACCTATACACGATATTATATTTACAACAATACAATATATATTTAAAATAAAAGTAATCCAAATTTTTGATTCAGATGCATTGAGTATTAATGATTGCAAATTTACAGCAATAAACAATAATTTTGTAAGTAACAGCAATTATTCACATTATCTTTTTTTAAATATGCCGTATTATAGAAATCTAAATATACATGGCCACGAATTAATAGTATTTAATACTAACAACAGATATATTACTTCAATATTTGAAAGACTACCAGATATAGATTTTAAAAATGTTAATACTTTGTCTGCAATACAAAAATGGACGCTTCCACCATTAGGTATAATATTTTTAATATATGCTACCAATTATTTTATAGTACCAAATTCTGATAAATCGTATTTTAATTTTTTATCGCAAATATTTAAAAGTATAGATTATTCATTTACGGCTATTCGTGTTAAATATAACATAAATTTAAATCAAGATTATTCTAAAGTTACAGATAAAGGGATTTTAATGAACTCGCCTACAAATATTAAAAAATTTTATGTAGATTTTATAAGCTATTTTCCAAGAACATACAATGGGTTAAAATATATTTATAAAGTGTATGAAAGTAGCGATACATCTTTAACAAGCGAATCGTCAAGTATATTTAAAGGTGGCTCTTTAAATGAATTAACGAGATCACCATTATGCTATTCTATAACAATATATCTGCACCTTGCAGAGGGAAATTCTTTAAATCCTACTCAAAAAAAAGAGTTGTATTGTATTAAAAAAAAGAATGCAATACAATTTGATTTTGCACGTTTATTTGGGTTAAATGATAGTAGTAATAAACAAAAAACGTCTGAACACACAATTACTCAAAAAAATAAATTAAATGCATATAATAGGTATAATAATCTATATTCTAATCAATATTCTAGGTATAATAATAATCTGTATCCAAAATATAATAATACTCAATATCCTAATCAATATTCTAATCAATATTCTAGGAATAATAATAATACTCAATATCCTAATCAATATTCTAGGTATAATAATAATCTGTATCCAAAATATAATAATACTCAATATCCTAATCAATATAATCAATATTCTAGGTATAATAATAATACTCAATATCCTAATCAATATTCTAATCAATATTCTAGGTATAATAATAATACTCAATATCCTAATCAATATTCTAATCAATATTCTAGGTATAATAATAATACTCAATATTCTAATCAATATTCTAATCAATATTCTAAGAATAATAATAATTTGTATCCAATATATAATAATAATACTCCATATTCTAATAAATATCCTAATCAATATTCAAGATATAATAATACTCCATATTATAATCAATATTCTAGATATAAAAATAACTATTATGGTGGAAATACTAAATACACAAAAAAAATAAACAAAAATAAAAAAATAAAAAAAACACGCAAAAATTTAAAATCTCTCAAAGTTAAACTTTAAATACGCATCTTGCTGAGAGATCTTTTGTTTTTCTCTTTTTGCTTTTTCTAATACTGCTATAGCAGCAGCTAATTCTGATTCAGAAACTATATTATCACCACTTGTATCAATTGCTTTATGGAGAATTCTGTATTTATGTGGAACTATACACAATGAACTGTCTTCATTAAACAAATGATCAGATAAAATAACAAATATAGCAGTTAATCCAAGTGCTGCATAAATGTCACGAGTACCCATCCAAGCCATTGCGAATACCAATAATTGCTTGCTCAAAGTGTTTTTCATGTATTCTTCAGTAGATTTACTAAATTGGATAGATATAAATTTTGAACCAACGTTAAGCAATATCATTACCACACCGGCAAATAATTTGCTGTTATTTAAATACATAACGTGATTATTTATATACAACGCATAATTTAGTATAGGTGTAAATATACTTGAATTTTTATTTTTCATTTTATTTTTATTCATTATAATAAAATAATATATTAAAATAAATAAAATTATATAATTCCAAATTTTTTGAAAAGATTTGAAGTATGCTGCCTATATTTATTATAAGTATTTTGATAAAATATACGCGAATTTCTTATATAAGGTCTATATATTTTTCTAATACCCGGAGTAAAAGGTTCGGATATTTTATAATTTATCGTATATAATCCAATATTAACTAATATAATAATTAATAAACAAAAGTATATCAATAAATATTTCATATTTTATGCAAATATATAAAATAATAGATTATATTTATAATTTATATAATTTTATAAAATATAAAATAAACCAATCAATATTTAAAATTTACATATTCAGTATTTATTTAATATGTAGAAGAAACTGATGAAAAAGAAGCGCTTTCATTTGGCAGCACATTATCAGAACCTTTCATAAGAGTGTTTACTGATATAGATTTTGATTGTTTACCCTTTTTAAGGTTATGTTCTGTTCCGATAATATCAAATCCTTCTTGTGCTACATTTTGAGATTTTATCTTTGTATTAGTTATCTTTGTATCAGATGTAGGCGTAGTTAAGGGTTGTGTGTCTCCTTTTGGTTTTTTAGTGTCAGTTAAATTGGTCATTTGAGATGTCGTGTTATTGGAATTAGTAAACGCTTCTAAATATATGTTATCATTATTATTTATTAATATAATGATTATTAAAACTAATACAACCCCTAATATTTTATGAATATAACTTAAAAATACTAAAAGACCAATTAATATTGTTCTTCCTAAAGCAGTATTTACAAACATGTTTAATATTTTTGATTGACTTAATAAAAGTATTAATAACAGAGTAAGAACAATACCCATGTTATGTTTGCTAAAAAACATATACTTCATTATATAAATTATAGTATATATTTTTATTATTAAAAAAAAATATAAAAACAACAAAACACTATTTTAAGTATGTTTTTCAAATTATAATCTTGTTTTTTATTAATAATGTCTTTAGCAATGTATGCCGCTCCATTTGACAATAATACAAATAATCAAGATAATTATATAAGTAAAAAAAGACAAACACATAACAAAACACAAAAAGCAAATTCTAAAGAAAACTTTGAATTATTTGATACAAATAAAGTAAATTCAATTTTAGAAAAAATTAATGATGAAGATAACGAACTTGGGGATTTTAATCCACCACCAATGCCAAGTTCTTCTGGTGTAAATAAAACAATTTCTACAGAACAAATACATAATAATTCTAAACAACACAATGATTTAATGTTTAGAACTGTTGGACAAGGACCACAACCCATTTATGATGACAATAAATTAGAACTTAACGATTATAAAAATTACGCCACACAAGAGCAAGTTGAAGAATATTATAAAAAGGTATTACCTACATATAATAGTCAAAATAATAAATTAAACTATAATAATCAAATAAATAAATATGATAATTTATCAAACGATGTTTTAATGCAAAAAATAAATTATATGATTCATTTACTTGAAGAAAAACAAGATGAAAAAACAAATAATGTTACTGAAGAAATAATATTGTATTCTTTTTTAGGAATATTTATTATTTTTGTTATCGACTCATTTGCGCGTGTTGGTAAATATGTTAGATAATATATTATTTTACATAGAACTTAATATTGATTGCGTATTTTTGTCTATATTATTAATTATATTTTCCAAAGATTTTACATTTTCTGTAGCCATGGTATCTTTAATTAAAAATGAAATTAAATCAAGTATAACTTTTATTTTTTCATCGGTCCATTCTGAATTTAATTTTGTTATAAGTTCAGCCGTGTATAGAGATGTCATACTATCTTTTAAAAAAATAGTGTCATTATATTTATCTTCTACATAATTTGATATTATAATATAATAATAGTTTAAACACAAACTAATTATAGAACAATTTTTATATGTTTCTATTAACTTTTTTATTCCATTTTGAGCACACACAAATAAATCTTTTAATCTCGGTATTTTTTTTATATTTTCCTTTGATAAAAATGTAGAACATGCTATTTGAATAGGATTATACATATATTGTAAATCAGTTTTATTTGACTTAAAAATCATTCTACATAATGCTTGAAATGGTCCCGGTTCTTGTAAATATATAACATTATTTTGGATAAGTATTTTAGTTCCAATTGGTTTATTTCCAAGGATAGCTAATTTTATTATTATTGTTAGTGGATCTAACAAAAATAGTTTTATATTTATAGTTGTATTATTTTCTGGCAAACTCATTTGTTATAAATAATTATATGAAAATAGTTTTATATAATTATACAAATAATATTTTATTATTTTACAACTATTATAGATTATTTACTATATATTAGTTGTTTACTATATATTAGTTGTTTACTATATATTAGTTGTTTACTATATATTAGTTGTTTACTATCTATTAGTTGTTTACTATATATTAGTTGTTTACTATATATTAGTTTATTATAAATTAGTTATTTTTTTCAAACTTGCCCAAAAACTTTGATTATTTTCTTTAGATTTCTCTGCTTGTTTTGCATAATGAAATGCTAATGCAGTGCTTTCTTCATCAGTTTGTCTATTTTTATCATACAACTGTTTAAGCGCCTCTTCTTTTTGTGTAGGAGTAATATCTATATTGTTTCTGTGACGATTATACTCGTCTACATTTTTAAATTTAGGTATATTTTTATAATCATCTTCAGTTACTGGAATAACCGATTCTACATACGCTTGTTTTAAATCTGTATATCCAATTCCATCATTATTAAACATATTTGATGATGTATAATTATCATCTTTTTGATTTAAAATAGTGCCTCCAAATGTAGATGAATATGTATCATTTATACCTCTATATACACTTAATGATTGTATTTGTTTTTTTTGCTTTTCAAACTCATTATTCATTTCATTTTTTGAAATATTTCCTAAATTAGAAACACCGTCATCTGATTTCAGCCAATCACCATACCCTTTATCATTTCTCTCGTCTTCTAATTTATACTTATCAAATTGTTTATTAAACCATTTATTAAAATCATTGGAATCTTTTAAATGTGATTGTGTTTCAAAAAGAACGTCTAAGGTCTTTACATTTTGAGAATCATAATAATCATTTGTATCATGTTTTTTTATTTCAGATTTATTTTGAAACTCATATATTTCAAATAAACGTTTATACGCTTTAGAATAAAACAAAAAAAACTCTGGTCCTATTTTAGATTTGTCCGGATGCATTTTTAAAACTATCTTTTTGGCTTCTCTCATAACTTCATCTGTAAGAGTATAATTTTGAATTTTAAATAGTCCATATAATTCTTCCAATGAATAATTTTCTATGTTTAAATCTATGCAATTTTTATTAACATAAGTATTTGTATTTATAGGTATATTAACATTTTGGTTTGGAGTATTGTGTATTTTTATTCCACTTTTTGGACAACTCATTCTTTAAATTTGTATTTTATAATATTTTTAATTCTAAATACTTAATTCAAAAAATAACATAAATTCAAAAAATAACATAAATTCAAAAAATAACATAAACTCAAAAAATAACATAAATAGAAAATTAATTGTTATATTATGAATATTATTTTGTTTCTCACTTATTGGTTGTATTCATTGGATTTAATTAATGGATTTATTCCAAAATCAAATAAATATAACCACAAACTACGGTTGCATTTAAATCCGTTTGCAAGAAAATATTACGAAGAATTCTTGCAAAAAAAGAATAATACTTATAACAATTTTATTAATAAAAAATATCCTTTGTCAAATGATTATTACGAAGGAAAAATTAAGAGACTAAATTCACAAAATAAAACTATTCAAGACTATAATATTTTAAATTTAGATGACGATAATAATACAGAAAATAATGGTGTGGAACCTAAACTTAAATATAATACAGTAATATATAATTTAAAACCTTTAAATCTTCAAATTGAAAATGAAGATGATGATGATTACGATTTTAGTGCCTTTAAAAGTAAAAGCAAAAAAACAAAATCGAAAAATTTTGAAGTTATAAAAAAATTCAATACCGCATTTAAAGATGTTGGAGGCTACACTAATGTAAAGCAAGAATTACTTCAATGTGTAGATATTTTAAAGAATTACAAAAAGTATTCTAAATATAACATACGAATTCCTAAAGGATTGATTTTGGAAGGACCTCCGGGAACTGGGAAAACATTGTTGTCTAAAGCATTAGCTGGTGAAGCGAATTGTAGTTTTATTGCAGTTTCTGGGTCAGATTTTCAAGAAAAATATGTTGGTGTTGGCTCTTCTAGAATAAAAGAATTATTCGATTTAGCTTCAAACAATATTCCATGTATAATATTTATTGATGAAATAGATGCGTTAGGAAGAAAAAGATCATCTGATGGAGAAAGCTCAAGTAGTGAAAGAGACAGCACCCTAAATTCTTTACTTGTAGAATTAGATGGATTTAAAAATAGTTCTGGTATATTTGTTATTGCTGCTACTAATCGTATAGATTTATTGGATACTGCATTAATTCGTCCGGGGAGAATAGATAAAAAAATATATATAGGATTACCAGATAATGCAACGAGAGAATCTATTATAAATATTCACATTAAAGGTAAACCTCATGACAATACTATAATATTAAAAGATTTAGTTGAAATTACCGAAGGTAATTCTGGTGCACAAATTGAAAATTTATTAAATGAAGCTATGTTAAATGCATTAAGATTTAATAGACAACAATTTGGTTATGTAGATTTTGATATAGTTCTTAATAAAATGATCGCCGGATGGCAACCCAATGAACATCAATTTACAGATAATATAATAGACCGTATTGCAATTCATGAAATGGGACACGCTATTGTCGGTATTTTTTCAAAACATCATTCTAAGGTTACAAAAGTAGTTATTAATTTATCTTCGCCAAGAAGTCCCGGATATACTGTATTTGAAGGTTCAACAAGCAATATTTATATTAGAGAATCATTGTTTGAGCATTTAATGATATTACTAGCTGGACGTATTGCAGAAGAAGTATTTTACGACGTATCTGTTACTACCGGTGCAAATAATGATTTTGAAGAAGCACTTAAATTGGCTGAAAAAATGATTGTATATTATGGAATGGGTAAAAATTTGATTTATCCTACATTGAGTGAAAAATATAAAGAAGTAATTGATAATGAAGTTGTCAAATTAATTCATGAGGCATATGAATATTCGCAATTTATTATTGTAAATTGCAAAGAATTGATAAAAGAAACATCTGATATTTTAAAAAGAGATAAATTATTAAAGGCAGATAAAATTAGTGAATTAATAGAAATAAAATATCCACATTTATTAGATTTAAAGCTATAATTTTTTAAAAATTTTTTAAAATATATAATTATATTATTTTATAATTATATATTATAGTAAAAATGAGTATTGGATTAGCATCATTTGTGTATGACAATATATCCTATGTGTATGACAATATATCCTATGTGAATAATAATATAACAAATTTTGCTACTGATGTGCTTAACTGGTTTGATTCATCAAATTGGGCTGATAATATTACCATAAATAATGTTAACTCTGAGTACGGCGTATTTTTTTTAAATGATGATAAAGACTTCATATCTAATATGGTTGAATACAATAACGCCGGATATTCAATAACAGATAACGTTTTGTTACGACGTTCTCCAAGAATAATGTCGACTGCTTTAAATACAACAGCTACAAAACGAAATAGAGAAGAGAAAGATTTTGTACAACTTAAACAAAAAAAACAAACACTAATGTCAAGCCCATTGTCAAACACACTACAAACCATAGTGAAATCTGGAGACTTATCGCAGAGTTCTAAAGCAATTTCACAAAGTCAAAATAGGGATATATCTAGTATATTTAACGCGATATTATCAAAATTTTTAAGTGCCCGTGTAAATACATATGGACTTAAAACTATCCAACAGATAAACAGTAATGTAGATTCATCATTTGATTTATTATCAAAATATGTAATTCAATGTTCTGGAAAAACAAATAATGATACTATTAGTGGAAAAGATTTTTTACATAAAGTATGGGATTTTATAAACTCTACACAAAATACAGATTTAAAATATGATAAAAAAACTATAGATGAACACAAAATAACTGCACGTGAATTGTTAACAAGTTCTGATATATCTAGTATTGTAAAATTATTTCATATAAACTATGTTCCAGTTCCTAATGATGATACTACAACTACGAGATACACCAAAGATGATGATAGTAGTTCCATTAAATGGATACAAAATGGTTTAAAACAAACAACTCCAAAAAATGGCAATATGGAAATCTACAAATTAAAATGTGGTGATTGCTGGTTATGTAATTTTCCAGTTTATATATATAAAGTAATAATTAATAAAGGTGCAAAAAAGAGTTCTTATTTATATCAAAAAATGGGTTGTGGCGAAGATGAACATGTTATACCACCAATGCTTGGAAATATACTTGGAACATTAGGTTATTCAAATGCAGTAACATCTATTGGTAATCCATTACATAGCTTAGGCGTAGCACCAGCACATATAACTTGTAATCAAGTAAAAAAACAACATTCATTTATTAGTTTTCCAAATGATGAAACTGGTAGGTTTGAAATAAATAAAAGTTCTCTTAATGTTTTTGCAGATACACTTGTAAAACGTGTACATAATGATGATTATTACAAACATGACCCTTGTAAAAAAGAAGTAAGTATATCGTTTAATAAAAAAAATAAAGGCTTACATAATCAAGAAGTCGATATAACTATAATTGTTAATAAATATTTAGATAACATACTACAAATTGTTAATAAAATATCACCAAAACCTTATATTCATATGATTAAACAAATTATAGAAGTGTCAATACAAACTTACATAAATTGTGTAGATAAAATTATAAAAAGAGAATTAAAAAATAGTAAAATGTCCGGGGGTGGGAATGATGATTTAACGCCATTAGATATTAATTCAATAATTGAAGACCAAGAATTATTAAATGAACTAATAGATATCGGTTTAGATGGACTTAATGAGTGTACAAATGCATACAATGAATGTATACAAATTTATAAACAACAGAATAAAACGCAAAAAAATAATAAACAATATATTAAAGAACAAGACACTAAAATAGTTAATACAAATGATTTAACTAGTATTATTATACCAGACGAAACAGAAAACAATGTATTTGATTATAATAGTTCACCTAAGCCTAGTTCTGCAAGAACACCATTATTGTCGCTTGATACGACTTCACAAAAAGATAATTTAAACAAAATATTAAAAATATCAACTAATTCTTTGTCTTCAATTAATTCGGTTGGCGGCAAAAAAACAAGAAATAAAAATAAAAATAAAAATAAAAAATATTCTTTGAAAAGAAAAAGAACAAACGCAAAATATTATTCTAAAAAATATATTTCAAAAAAAAATAAAACTTTAAAAAAGTAAAAAATTTTTTAAAATATATAATTATATTATTATAATAATATAATTATTCAAAATTATTTTTTTTTGCGTTTTATATTTTATAGGCGTATAATATGACACAAACAACTTCTTTAACTTTAGCAAACTGCGTTTGTACATATGGAAATAGTACATATACTGGCTCAGCAAGCGCGTCATCATCTGCTACTGCAAACGAACCCGACCCTTCCATAGGCTTGTTATCTCAAAATTTAGCAATAGAAGAAGTATTGCAGAGCACTTATAACGAAATTAATACAACATATTTAAATAATAATTATCAAATAAATATGACTATAAATACATCTAGTTATGTCACAAATTTATCAAATATAATATATGTAACAAATTTAAATGATTCTGGAGAAGGATCTTTTAGACAAGCAATAATACAATCAAATTCAACAACTCCTACTTCACACATTCTTTTTAACGTTGTAGGACAAATAACATTATTATCTGATCTAGATGTGATTACAAGTCCAGCTATTATTGACGGTATTTCAGAAACAAATTATACGGATATGCCATTAATTAACGTTAATTGTAATGGATACAACAGTATAGTATTTGAATCTGGATCAGATTATTCAAGTTTATTTGGATTAAGTATTACAAATGCGTTAAGTCATGGTATAAAAATAAATTCAACAAATATAACTTTAGACAAAAATTATATATTATTTAATGGTGAAAATGGTGTGTACATAAATGAATCATCTTCATATAATACAATTGGATTAAATACAGAAAATAGTTCAACTATAAAATCTAATTTAATATCTGGAAATAAAAGTTCTGGGATATATTTAAGTAACACATCAAATAATATGATTCAAAATAACTATATAGGTACAAATGAAAGCGGAACAATTTCTGTACCCAACTTAAAAAATGGTATTGAAATTATTGGTTCTAAAAATAATACTATAGGAGGAAAAATATTTACAAATTCAGATGGCATAACTAATAATCCTACTGGTACAAAAGGAACAATTACTCCGACATTTATTAAATTACCTTTAGGAAATATAATTTCTGGTAATGAAAGAGATGGAATAAAAATAAAAGATTCTACAGATAACTATATATACGGTAATTTTATAGGAACAACTAAAGATGGTAATGGTATATTAGGTAATGGAAATAATGGTGTTTATATTGATAATTCAGAAAATATAAATATAATAGGTTGTGAAGTATATAATGAACCTTTTGTTTATTATAACGTAATTAGTGGTAATAAATTAGATGGACTATATGTATTAGATTCATTAAATATAACTGTCCAAGGAAATTTTTTTGGAATTAATGCACAAAATTCTTCATTGTTGCCTAATTTAAATGGAATTAATGTTGATGGTATTTCATCATATATACAAATAGGAGGAGTAATACCACTTGGTAATGTATGTTCTGGAAATAAATATAATGGAATTTATGTTAATGGAGAAACATCTAATTTAACATCTTTTAACACATTTGGAGGATTATTTGCATTTGGAGGTGCAGCACCTAATGGTAAAGATGGTATATATGTAACATCCAAAAAATATGGAAACTTGATAAGAACATGTGTATTATCTGGAAATTTAGGTAATGGAATTAACCTAAATGGGGCAGAAAATGTACAAATAGATCCAGTTATGTGTGGTGTATTTACAGATGGAAAATCACCATTGCCAAATGGCAAAAATGGATTATTAATACAAGGTGATTCAAACCATAATATAATTACCAATACATTTTTTGATAATCCTTCTGTTATAACTACAAATATATTTTCCGGAAATACAGAAAATGGTATTTTAATTAAAGATACTGCATCATTTAATCGTATTTTTAATGCTATAGTTGGATTAAATGTATTTGGCACAACTGAAACTGAAACAACAAGTGTAGGAAATAATATTAATGGTATATTAATTACTGATAAAGCAAATACTAATATAATAGATAGTTGTTTAATTAGTAATAATAATAACGATGGCATTGTTTTATTAAATGATACATATAAGAATATTATATCAAATAATCAAATAGGATATGAACTAGGTGGGATACAAGCTGCGCCAAATTTAAATGATCAAGTCAATAATAATAATCTTTCAAATATAGTTGTGAATAATAACATTTATTCATAAATTATATTTTTGCGTTTTATAAATATATATGAATAATAAATATTTAGTATCATATATATTATTCGCAATATGTAGTACATTTTTTAATTATACATTTTTCAAAAATTAAAATAATATAACTAAATAGTATTATTTTTTAGGAGTGCAATCAAGAAAATCTTCTTCGTTTGTAGTTTCAGTTAATACTCCATTTGCCCATACACCATATCTTCTTGTAACATCACCGTCATTTTCTAAAACTATATGATAATATGTATATTCTTTATCGTCAGTTATTTTGACAAATTTATTTGAAACACACGCTTGTATTAAAACTTTATCATCTATGTAACGAAAAGATCCTTCAAAATTTTGTTTAGTAATCCTATATTCATTTTCATCTTCAATATTATCCACTAAAATTGAATGACCTGGCGTAAGTATTAAATCTTCAAAAACTTCATCGTCGTTTTTAGGAAGTTTATACATACATTTCCATGGATCATTAACGTTATTTATTAACGTCCCAGAACCAATTAATTTTAATTTTCTGTATCCATGTAAATATGTTTTAACTAATTGACCTACAGTTAATTTTTCAATTTCTACCCATTCTTCTTCGCCTTTTGAATTTAACGTTAATATTAAGGAGCCTTCGTTAAAACAAAGGGTGCTTATAAAAATATTAGTTTGGCTCTCTAAATTACTTAAGGAACTAATAAATTTATTTGCAAAAAGAGAATTAGATAACACATTAGAAGTTGGAGGATTTAAATCGTCTAAAATAGTCATTTATATAAAAACGATATATTTTTATTTTTACCAAAAAAATAATGTTGGATTTATTTAAAAATATTTAGGGGTATTTTTTTTGTAAAAATAAAAATATAAGTATATTGTATAAAATGCCATCCAACTCTTACGCAAACAAACCCGCTTTAGTAAGCACTATGACAACTTTGTTAACAAGTCTATATACTGAAATTGAGCCAAACCTTAATGGCGCAACAGTCAGTTCAGTAACAAATAGTACTAGTGATTACAATAACTTTATGGTGACATTTTCACAGGCACCTTCTGTTGCTAATCCTATGTTTATAGGCGCATGTTATACTGTTGGTCCTATTAATAATAAAACAACATTTTCGATTGTTGCTTCTGTCACGATTAATGGTACATCCGCTTCACTCAATAGTCCATTTAATGGTACTGCTACTAGTTATTTGGTTGACTGCAATGTTTCCTCAATGCCTAACGGTACTACACCAACATTTCAATCAATTGCAGCATCTTTAAATCCTGCAGTAGCCGCTACATACACTGTGCAAGACATATTAAATAACTTTTTAAACAGTGTTACCCAATTAGCTTATTCATTCGTTATTGCTTCGTTAGTGCAAGTAATTAACGCTAACCCATCGTTTTACATAACTTCTAAAGGAAGAATATTGTGTACGATAGATGATGGTTCTACTTTCATAGATACCAGTAAAATGACATTTACATCATCATTGGTATCTAGTGCAGATCGATGCACATTTGTGAATTTTAATAAGAAAATAACAATTGCAAACAACCTAAGCGATTTGAATGGGAATAATGCATTTTCTGTGGACCCATCTGGAACACTTACTGTCGGAAGTGCTGGTGGAAACAATATTAACGAAAATCACAATACTCGTCCCGAAGTTTTACTTGCATTGCTATCAGCTGGTGGTGTTGGGTTTGCTAACAGATATTCTACTTCTACATCATCTGTCAATCAATACTATGCAATTAGATTTGGAACAGTTACAGAAAATAATATTGGAACTATAAGAGTTAATGCTCCTACTACGTATTAATTTACATGTATTTTAACATTTATTATAATTTATTATAAACAATAAATAATCTAAATACGTATGAAAATATACAATTATAAATAATTTTTATAATTGTAATAAATTAAAATCATTAAAAATACTTATTAATTCGCGGCTAACGTAGTTATTTTGAATATTTATTTTTAAAGATCTAAACTCATTGTATTACTCGCAGAATTTTGTTTTCTGCGACTTTTTTTAGGTAAATTAACATTTCCTTGCAATTCCTTTAAATCATTTAAACTAATTGTGCTATTATCGTTCGTATTAGATTGAGGTTCTTGGATATTTATTGTTTTTGTTTTAAGACCAGTGAGTATATCATTTATATCACTTGGTCCTTTCATTTCTGGTCTACTTGTTTTTGACTGTTGTTGTCTACTTGATTTTTCTCTCGTATTTAAATTTTCTTGAAAATTAATACCATCATTTGTAAAATTACTGCGACTCATGTTTAAATCTGGTCTATTTGCATAACTATTATTTCCCGGACGATGCATAGGTGGAGGCACTGAATTTGGACCTTGAGTAGCTAACGGTGGAGGAGGACCAGAATATGAAGAAGAAGAAGATGATCCAGTATTTATGATATTATTCATAAATCCAGAAAACCCGGGACTTGATTGTGACATTGAATTTACAGCAGCACTTTGAAATGAACGCATTAAATCTGGATTTTGTCTTAAAATGTCATCCATCCCGGGCATTGCACTTTTAAACATGGTATTTGTTAAATGCACCATCATTGCACTACCACCAAGCTGAAAAAGTAATTTAATTTCTGGAGATATAGAAGATTTTGTCTTATACTTTTCGTATAATTCAGAAAAAATATCGTCATAATCCGTAATATTTTCATTAACTTGTTCGCTCCATCCATCTAATTTAATATCAAATGGATCAAATTTACCATTTAAAAATTCAATTCCGTTAATGACAGCCATTAACATATTTCCTTGAAATTTAACTGAATTTTGTTTAGATTTTTCTTCCATAATAGTTTCATATTCACCTTGCATTTCAAGTAATGGCGAATCCATCGTATATTTTTTAGACAATTCAACTCCCTTTTTTTCAAGTACTTCTAATTTCTTTAAATATTTAAACTTTTCTCTCAATAACTCTTCTTTAGACATTTGAGGTTGTAATGGAATTTCTTTATCTGGATTAATTGGAACATTATTAAACTTACCATATCCATCCCAAGTATTAGAATCAGAATTAGACGTTTCTGCAGTATTTTGTCCAATAGTTGACTCATTAAATCTAACATTATGTTTATTTTCATTATCAAATGTGGAATCGAATAAATCAGATTTAGACTTAAAATTATTTGTAGATGAATCATCAACTAAATTATTTAATTCATTTTCTAAATTATTAAGATCTTCTATATCTATATCGCTTGACATTTTACTGCTAGAATTTAATTTAATTTTATCATTCATTAAAAGCTCAAGACCACCTCCAAAATTACTTGATTTAATTGATTTAGTATTTGTATCTTTTATATCACCATCAAAATCCAATTCAGATAATTCAATTATATCAGACATTATTATTCATTAAATAGAACTTTTAATTTTAAGTAATACGAATTAAAATATATATTATTAAAAATTAATTAATAAAATACAATAATAAATACAACACATGTTTATAATCTATAAAATTTATAAATTATGATGATTAATATACCATAATCCTTGCAAAAATGTATCTGACAAATCATCTTTTTTTGTGTGTGATTTAAAATGATCAGCCCAATTGCTAAATCTATAATCAGAACTTATAATTTCTAAACATTTATCAATACTTAGTTTTTTTCTCTCTCCATATTTAATTTTATCTTTTGCTAAATTTTTTACTAAATCATTATTAATATTTTTATTTTGTCCAACTTTATTAAACTCTTTTAATTTATTTACTGAAGATATAAATTCAATATGGTTTACATTAATACCGCACATAATAAAATATTGCACTATCATCCCTTGAATAGTCTTCATTCGCATTGCAATAGGACTTATTTGGTTTTCAATAATAACATAATCTATACATTCTTCATTTAACAATATAGAATTAAGTTTAGTTTTAATGTTTTCGCCAACATTTATTAATCCAATTTTAGTTGCGTCAACTTTCTCAATTTCTTGAAAATAATTAGTGTGTATATACTCATGTATTAAATTGAGTAAATTTGCTTTTTTTATGGGTTTTTCATATTTTATACTATATTTGTCAGCAATGTCATACAATTTTTGTATTGTTTGTTTGCTTAAATAAGAAAATTTTAGTTCTGATGTTGGTATTTGATACAATTGTTTTTTTGCATGTTTTACACAATAACATTTCGTATCTTTTTTAAATTTAGCTACTGACTTACAGTTATTATTATCAAAACAACACTTTAATATTTCCCCACTTTCAGATATATTTATTATATCCCACTTTGTGATTTTAAAATGTGTTGATTCTGATGATTTTTCAAAAAGACAAAATGCTAAATTTTTTATACCAATATCAATACTAATAATTTTCATATATATTAGAATTATATATTATTATAACTATATTATTAAGTCAATTTTGTTAAGGTATAATATTTTTATTATTTTTTTATTTAAATTTAATTTATTTATTCATTTATTTATTTATTCATTTATTCATTTATTTAAATTATTCAAATTGATTGAGGGAGATACTAGACGTGCGTTTAATTGTTCTCTGCTTAAATATGGATTTTTTAAATTACTATTACAATATCCAAATCCAGGAGTAGATGTATCAAAAGTATTTTTAAATTTGTATGGCACATTTGATGAAGGTGTTGTATCAGTATACACATGTGGATTAAGACCTAAATCGTAGCATGCCTCTAAAGTATTATACTTCATGATTTGAATACCATTGTGTTGCATATATTGTCTATATGCCCAATTGCTATGTATATTTTCTTGCTTTTGTATTCGTTCATTAATTACAGCATCTGGCTGGTAAGATGAGTAATTACGTCCATCATTCATTATAGGAGGATAATTAAAATGAGTATTATTACACCCAGAATAACAAGTAGCCCAACTCATGTGTATTATATTAGTAATATAAAAAATTTATTAATATATAAAATTTATTAATATAAAAAATTTATTAATATATAAAATTTATTAATATAAAAAATTTATTAATATAAAAAAGAATAAAATAAAAATTATTAAGCCAATAATTGAGATTGTGATTCAAGTAACTTAACTAATTCTGGTTTTTTTATTTTAGATGGATCTTCTGACAGCCCTTTTTCTAAAACAATTTTTCTAAGTGAATTAACGTTCATTTTTTTATAGTCAGTTTCTTCATTATGTTGTATAGAATCATCAACTAAATTTATAGTTTTTAATTCAGATAAATCTAGTTTTGTAACATCTGTTAAATTATGATTATCATCTTTTTCTAAAATAATTTTATCTATTTCATTAATTTCATTAAATTTATTATTTTCAATATAATTGTTAGAATCATTTATGTCATCTAAACTGTCAAAGTCAGAGAGTTTTAGTATTTTAATAAAATTATCCTTTAAATCTGTTTCTTTATTTTTATTTTTATTTTTATTTGTCTCGTGTATATCTTCTGAATTTGTTTTAATTGTAATGGTAATTTCATCATTACCCAAATTAACACATTTAATGTCATCTTCATCGCTTTCTAAATCACTATCTATGTCATCACTATCAGATTCATTATCTTCATTGCTATCGCTTTCATTTTCGCTTTCATAATCTCCGTCTGAACTATTATTTTCATCGCTAGAAACAGAAATTAAATCTGTTTGTTTTTCAAAAATAGGAGTATCTGAATTAAATGTAGGTACACGATTATTTATATGCGAACCACCATTTGAAATATTTTGTCCAATACACATTATTTGTTGTTCTAAAGTAGAAATTATATTTAACATATAACTCATTTTTTTATTCTGTTCTTTAATTTTGTTTTCAAAATAAATGATTAAAAAAGGGATAACGAGTGCAACTATTCCTAAAAATATATAATAAAATGAAAACATTGTATTATAAAAAGAGAATATAAATATTATCATTAACTTAACGAATTATGATTAACGAATTATGATTAACGAATTATGATTAACGAATAATATTTAACGAATAATATTCAAAAAATTATATAGCATTTTGGATAATTTCAGATGGATAATTTAATTGTTTTAATACATTAACTCCTCCTTTTATTTTTGAAATTCCTTTTTTTAGAGAATAAGTATATTTTACATCATTTGCATATGCTATTGTATGCATATTGCAATTTAATATATTTTTATTATTTTTTAATTTTTTGCACACTTTTAAAAAATGAGTAGTAAGTATATAAGATACATTTTTATTTTTGTTTAGATACGTTAAAAATGATGCTGCAGTTGCTACAGCTTCTTCCGGATTTGTTCCAGAATATATTTCATCAAAAGCACAAAAATGAGTATCTTTTTTATTTGCATCTATAGTATCTAATATTTCTTTACACCTTCTAGCTTCAGCTTGAAACAAACTATCTCTACCAGAAGTATCCGGAATATTTAAGTAACAATGCAAATATTTAAAAGGATGAATTTTTGCATCTTCATAAAAACCACATCCAAACTGTTGACTACAAATTATATTTATTAATGTATTTTTTAATAAAGTAGTTTTACCAGATGCATTTGGACCACTTAAAATCATGTTTTTGTTAAATTTAATAGTATTTTTTACATGTTTATCATTTTTTAAAGAAGCATGATAACTATTCTTAAATACCATTTTTTTGCTATTATCAATAAATTCACAAAAGTTAATATGTCCATTTTTTATATTAAATACTAATCCTTCAACACAGTCTACATATCCATTAAATCCAAAAGAATACATGATTGCATCATTATATATTTTATTTTCATACAATTCGTAAAAACATTTTAATACATATCCTATTTCAAATATTTTTGTAAAATTGAAAAATGACATATCAGATATTTTCTGCAATTTATTCTTTAAATCTGTAAGTATTTGAATTTTATCATTTACAACATTATTAAATTCTTTAAATGTAGGCAAATTTTGCGAATAAGCCAAATAATTTGTCATAGAATTAACTGTGTATTCTAAATAAAGTTCTACTTCTTTCAAATACTTATGTATGTTTATTATATTTTTATAAGAATTAATACTGAGCATAATATTTTGATAAAATGAAAATATAGAATCCAATTGATACACATGGATATATTTTATCATGTATATTTCCAGAACTACATAGTGTCATAATATTATTTGATTGAGGTATACATTTTAAAATATTTACATATTGATTTATTGATATATTTACACCTCGTAATTTTAAAAAGATTAAAGGAATAATCATCATTATAATTGGCATAATTAACGAAATAAAAGGTGATGACATATTTGCAATAGTAAGCCATTGAAGGAATATGTCAGAAGTATTTAAAAAATTAAACATACTCCAAGTTATGTAGTGATATTTTTCTTTAAATTCTGTATTAGATTTAATATTATTCCATACACTTAATATATTTGTGTAATCTGAATATTTCGTTATATTAGCGTCTGACGATTTATTATATGTTTTAAACAAAGTCTGATTATCTTTTAAAAAATCTGTATCTGTAGTATAATATTCTGAAATCTGATTTATCACATTTGTAGATAACTCATTACTGTTATTAACATAATATGAATAAATAGAATTGCATGACGAGTCTACTGTTTTTACTAATTCTAAATTATCAATGATGTTTTGTTTTAATTTAACTTTTTTATCATTGTAATATATAGGTAATTTGAAGTGTTCATTATACATTTATTATATTTAAAAATAGAAATATAATAAATTAATTCAACGAATCATTTTTACGAGTAATATTAAATATTATTCAAATTTTCCGGCAATTCTTTAATTTGACAGCAATAGTGCATCTCAATTTCTTTAAGTTTATGCACGTCTCTTTTAGTTATAAAATTTATTCCTACACCTTTTCTCCCCCATCTTCCACTTCGTCCTATTCTATGTAAATAATTATGAACACATTTTGGAACATCAAAATTAACAACTAAATTTACTTGTTGAATATCTATACCTCTTGATGTTACATTAGAAGAAATTAATATTCGCGATTTTCCAAGTTTAAAGCCATTAAATGCGACATCCCTCTCTTCAGTAGTCATATCACCATGAATACAACATGTAGAATGACCATCTTCACTCATAGCTTCATATAAATCTATTACTCTTTTTACACTATTACAATATATTATGCATTGAGTAAATGAAATAAAAGAAAATAAGTCTTTTAATGTAACATATTTCTCTCTATCATTATCTACTGCAACATAGTATTGAGAAATACCTTCTAATGTAAGCATTTCAGACTTAACACAAATTTTTACTGGGTCTCTCATAATTTTATTGACAATAGGTAAAATACTATTTGGAATTGTAGCACTAAATAATGCTACTTGAATATCATTATTAAAATACTGAAAAATATTATACATTTGTTCTGTAAATCCATAAGACAACATCTCATCTGCTTCATCTATAATAACAAGTTTAATATGCTTTGCATAAATTGTGCTGTTACGTAACATGCTATATACCTTTCCGGGACATCCACAAATAATGTGTGGAACATTTTTATTTAAAAATCCATTAAATTTTTCTGAATTTGAATTGCCTCCAAACATAGTTTTAATGCGTAATCCAGTCATTGAACTACCTAATTTATTTAATGTATCAGATGTTTGTGTAGCCAATTCACGCGTAGGCGACAAAATTAAAACTTGAGTATTATTTTCATTAATGTCAACTTTATGTAATGCAGCTATAGAAAAAGTAGCCGTTTTTCCAGTTCCAGATTGTGCTTGCGCTAAAACATCTTTACCATTTATAATATGTGGAATAGCTTTTTTCTGGATTGGACTCGGTTCATCATATCCAACCGTATGAATTCCTCTTAATAAATCATTGCTTATATCTAAATCATCCCATGATTTTATTTCGTTTATTTCGTTTATTTCGTTTATTTCGTTTATTTCGTTTATATTATCATTATCAATAGTTGTCATTATACGATAATATTATTTTATGTGTTTAAGTTTATTTATTTTTATTATTATATTTAAAAAAATTGATATAAATGCTTTTCAACTATAAAATAGTATAATAAAGATGTCATACACACTTGTTGATTTTAAAAATATCATTTTAAATGGATTTAATTATACATTACCTCCAAATACATTAAAAATAATAACAGAACTTTCACGTGAAGTGGGGTCTCCAAATTATATTAAAACACCAAATTTTACCAAAAAAAAGGAAGCTGAACCTAAACAACCTAAATCTCAGCCAACAACTAATTCACAACATACAAATAATTCAAATATAATTGATGCTAGTTGGGAAAGTATAAGAAATTTTAAAACTACTAAAATAGAAAAAAAAGAAGGAGTTGATGCAAAAATAAGTCTAATTCGGTCTCATATAAATAAATTATCAAATTCAAATTATTTAGATATTAGAATTAAAATTTTAGCTGTTATGGATGAATTAACTGAAATTGAAATTAACAGTATAGGCGTTATATTGTTTGATATTGCTTCGACAAATAGGTTTTACTCAAAAATGTATGCGGATTTGTATTCAGAACTAATAATTAAATATTCTTCTATGAAAGAAGTATTGCAAGAAAATGTGTCTAAATTTTCAGAAATATTTAATAATATTGAATACATTGACCCATCAGTAGATTATGATAAATTTTGTAAGATAAATAAAGATAATGAAAAAAGAAAAGCATTGTCTGCATTCTTTTTAAATCTCATGATAAACAATATTATTTCAAAAGAAGAATTTATTAGCATTTTTAAAAAAATATTGCAAACAATATATATCTTAATTTCTGAAGAAAACAAAAAAAATGAAGTAGATGAATTATCTGAAAACATGGTTCTTTTGTTTAATGCAGAATTATGTAAAAATGCAAAAGATTTAATAGAAGGCCTTACAATAATGGAAATAATTAATAAAATAGCAACAAGTAAAGCAAAAGATTACAAAAGTTTAACAAATAAAACTATATTTAAATTTATGGATATGATCGAATCATAATAATTAAATTAATTATATTATTAAGTTAATCATAATAATTAAGTTAATCATAATAATATTTATAAATAATTTACATATTTAAAAATATTATTATTAAATTATAAATGTCTAAAACAGAACAATTAATAATAAAAGACCTAATAACAGAAAACATAGAATCAGAAAATATTCATTTTTTATTGTTTGAAACTGAACATGATAGTGAAAACATAAATTTATCTGAATTGTTTAATAAAATAAAGGAGCATAATAACGAAGAATATTATTTAACAAAATATACTATAAAGGAACTACTTTTGATTTCTGAATATTATGGAATACATAAACAAATAAAATCAAACAAATCAAACAAAGAAGAAATAATTCATAAAATATATTTATTTGAAAACGATGTAATCAATAAAGATATTGTTTTTAAAAGACGACAATTTTGGTATTATATTAATGAATTAAAAAAAGATAAATTTATGAAAAAATATATTTTATGGCAATAAAAAATGTTGTAAATTAAGAATTTATTTAATATTTTATATTATATTATGTTAATAAGTTATTAAATATATTATTTTAATAACTTATAAATGGTTTTGTCTAGAATAAATGACGAAGTAAGTTATATAGAATTAAAAAGTGTAGATAAAGGAGATTTAAGAATGGAAGCAAATTTATTTCAGTTAGAAATATTAGGCGTAGATGTAATTATAGCAGTTGGAAATGCAAAAAATACGTTTGAAGATAAAAATATTCTTTTTTTTCCAATTTATTTAGTTAAACACAATAATAAAGTAATTCAAATAGGAGTATACGAAATAAAAGCATCTAATTACATAAATTATTTAGACGATTATAATAATTTAGATATTGAAAAAATAGATGAGCCTTTAATATACACATTTGTAACAAAGGAAATGTTAGAAAGTCTAAGATTAAAACCAGAAGTTCCGTTAATGGAATCTTCAACAAAAAAGGAAGAAGGAGAAGAAGAAGAAGAAGGCGAAATAATGGAAAGTGATGAAGATAAAGAGAAGGCATTAGAAGAAAGAAATTTTGTAGAATATTACGAAATACCAGAAGAGAGAAAAGATATTTTTATTTTAACAAAAGGGGTTCCAATTCCTCCTCAGCTATTAGAAGAAACACAACAACAAGCAAAAGATTATAGAGAAAAATATCATGAAAGTTCTGATGATTTATGGATTCAAAAATGTATGAAAAATCCAAATTATTCTATAGTAGATAATGAAGGAGCTGGAGATTGTTTATTTGCTACCATAAGAGATGCCTTTTCAAGTATAGCACAGCATACCAACGTAAATAAGTTGAGAGCCAAATTATCGAATGAAGCAACAGACCAAGTATTTATGGGATATAAAGAACAATATGATATGTATAATTCTTCAATATTAACAGATACAAATAAAATCAAGGAATTGAAGGCAGAATATGTTATTTTAAAACAAAAATTTGAAAACACATTGGATTCAAGAGAGAAAAAAATATTTCTAGAAAATGCTAAAAAAGTTAAAGTAGAGCATGATAGGTTGGTAGAAGAAAAGGCAGTAACCGGACAAATTTCAAAAGAATATAAATTTATGAAAGGAATAGATACATTGGAAAAATTTAAAAATAAAATTAGAAAGTGCGATTTTTGGGCAGACACGTGGGCTATATCTACATTAGAACGTATATTAAACATTAAATTAATTATATTATCCAGTGACGCGTATAAAAATGGAGATGTTTCAAATGTAATACAATGTGGACAATTAAATGATGAAATATTGCAAAATAAAGGCATATTTACTCCAGAATTTTATATAATAGTTGAGCATATAGGTGAACATTATAAACTAGTTACCTATAAACGTAAAATGATATTCAAATTTTCTGAAATTCCATATGATATTAAAAAAATGATTTACGACAAATGCTTAGAAAAAAATGCCGGGCCATTTGCGTTAATACCAGATTTTCAAAAATTTAAGGCATTCCAACAAAAAACAATAATAAAAGAAGCACAATATGATGATTTAAGTGAAAGCAAATTAAAAGGATTATACACAGATGATGTTATATTTGTATTTTATGCAAAATCGAACGATAAACCTCTTCCCGGAAAAGGAACTGGAGAGAAAATATCTAAAGATGATTTAAAGGCTTATACAGAATTAGCGCGAATACCTCAATGGAGACGAAAACTGGCGAGTGATTGGATAACCTCATTTACCTTAGATAATCATAAGTGGGCATCTGTTGAACATTATTATCAAGGATCTAAATTTAAAAAAAATAATCCAGAATTTTATTTAAGTTTCTCTCTCGATTCTGGAACAGATTTATCAAAAGATGTTGAATTAGCCAAAATAGCTGGAAGTAAAACTGGTAAATTAAAAAAAGAAGTACTACGACCTTCTCAAGTTACAATTGACCCAGACTTTTTTGATAAGAGGTTTAAACAAGAAATGTATGCTGCACAATACGCAAAATTTACACAAAATGAAGATTTAAAAAAGTTATTGCTTGCAACAAACGATGCAAAACTTACACATTATGTAAAAGCACAACCTCCGGAATTAGTTGAAGATTTAATGGCAATTCGGGATAAAATTAAACGCAATGAAATGTAAATAACTATACAAATTATAAAATTATAAATTTATAAAAAATATAAATTTATAAAAAATATAAATTTATAAAAAATACAAATATAAACGTATATTTGTATTATAATAAAATAAATATTATGAAATTTTCAATAATAACTCCAACAATAGGTCATCCAACATTATCAAAATTATTAGTATCGGTTTCATCTCAATTAATAAATGAAGATATACAAATTGAACATATTATTGTTATTGATGGTCCAGAATATAAAAATGAAGTGCAAAATATTTTAAATATTATTCCTATCCAAAATAATCACGAAAGACATATAATTGAATTACCATATAATACTGGACGAAATGGATATTTTGGACATAAAATTTATTCTTCCATAACACATTTAGTTAATGGTGATTTTGTAATTTATTTAGACAATGATAACTGGTTAGATAATGATCACATTTTAAATTATTATAATGCAATTAAACAATATAATTACGATTGGATGTTTTGTTTAAGAAAAATTTGGGATATACAAGGCAATTATATTTGCAATGATGATTGTGAATCATTAGGTTATATCTCTAATTCATTTTATAATCGCGATGTTTATTTTATAGATACAAATTGTACATGCGTAAAAAAAGAAATTGCTGTTAAGTTTTGTTATGTATGGAATAATATGGGTACAAATAATAATAATGACCCAGATCGCATTTATAGTAGAATTTTAATGACATTATATCCTAATTATGAATGTACATTTAAGTATTCTGTTAATTACTCTGTTGAAAACAGAACTCAAAGTGTAAATCAAAATATGTTTTTAAATGGAAACCAACTAGTTTATAATAAATACGGTGAAATTCCATGGAACAAAAAGCAATTATTTATTGCTCATTTTGATGTTGATAATACAGAAAAAATTATTGAACGTATTTATGAAAATCATAAAGAATGTATCGCATTCGATCAATGGAGTTTAAATATAATGGATAAGATGGATGATTACATATGCATTAGTGCATACAATCCATTTATTCCTTCAAATAAAAAAGTATTATTTCATATGTGTCATATTAATTTACTTCCTAAAAAAGTATTAGAAAGAAAAGATGTTACCAAAATATTATATACAATTGAAAGTCCAAATATTAGGCATCAAGAACAATGGGATTGCAATTTTCTTTTAAGCAATTTTACACATATTATTACTTATTGGAAAACATTTATTAATAACTCAAACAAAATTACACACAATAATACAAATAATAATATAATTTATTTTCCATTTATACATAGATATGATTTAACTAATTCAAATGATGTAAATTGTATAAAAACAAATGATAATTTAAATAAACAAGTATGTATTGTTTTAGAAAATAGAAATTTGTGTAACCATTATCAAATTAATGGTACAAAATTAAATGCATTGGATTATTTGAGATGGGAATATTGTAAAGAATTAGGAAAACAAGTTGATTGTTATGGATCTACATGGAAAAAATATTCAGATATAATTAACTATAAAGCAACACAATTACGGTTTTTAAATAAAGTAAGAACTATTGATATAATGCAAAATTATACGTTTGCACTTATTATAGAAAATTGTGATGCGGAAGGTTATGTTAGTGAAAAAATATATGATGCAATCAGTGTTGGTTGTATACCTATTTATTATGGTAACAACAATTTAGACGTAAATATTCCGTCAGATTGTTATATAGATTTAAAAAATATCAAACCCAAAGTATTACCAAAGTTTTTAAATATATTAAATAATGAATTAATAAATACATATAAACAAAATATTTATGAAAAAAGAATGAATATATTAAAAAATGTTAGCATAAATAAATATAATGATTTGTTGAAAACTATAATATAGTTATTTTCAATATGTTTTTTATATATTTTTTGTATTTTTAAACTTTTACCCATCTTGCTGGACCATAGTTAATATCTGGTCTTGAAATATACATAAGACCATCGTTGCCTCTTTTTTTTTGTCCTACACATAATGCTGCGCGATATGGAGGAGATGGACGGGTCAAATATTTTTTTAATGTTTGTTTTTTACATACTGCTTTAGATTGTCTTTTTGCTGTTTTGGTTATATTTGAGGTATTTTTCTTTTTTGTTGTGCGTCTTTGTTTAGCCATTATTATAATACTTATATTATAATAATTATAAATAATTGTACATAATTATAAATAATTATAAATAACAAAAAACTAATAAGCATATATTTGTATGATACCATATTTTTCCAAATTAGCAATTGTATCGCTGTTATTTTGTTGTCCATGCAAAATAAATTGACAGTCTGAATTAATATTATAATTTTTAGCAGTGCTCAACAATAAACCATCATTATTCCATGTGTCACCTACATAACCAGCTAAAGAATTTAATTGGGACCCAGTATATTGTTTTGCGTAAGTGACTTTACCTACGCCATAAGTAATTAATCCATTTGGTTCTGGACCAATAATATTTTGAACTGGTAAGTATTTTGTTAAATACTTAGTATATATATAAGGAGAACCACTTATTATACAAACTTGATAACCTTGTAAAATATAAATCATCAATAATTCTCTCGTATAGTCTATAAAATAGTATTGAAGAGTAGTTTCCCAATATTGTTCAATATATTGGTCTTGATCAGAATTATAAATTTCAAATGGCATTAAAAATGCGGTTGTATCATTTTGTGCCAATTTTTTATTTTGAACACTTGAGTAAACTGACCATGTAGGATATAATGTTGAATTAACCATATTAATGCTGTATAAATACTCTGATACAGACATATGGTAAGATGATACCCCATCAATATACCCTTTCATTAAAGTCCCATCAAAATCAGACATATATTTATCACGAAGTATTATTTGTTTTATAGGCAATGTTTCGTTAATATTAGTTTCATTTTTAATTGTATTTGGATTTTTTAATAAAAAATTATTAATATTTGTTTGTATAGCATTATATGCAGCTATTTGAGAGCTTTGAGCATCACTACCAGTTCCTTCAGATGTTGTTGTAAAAGTTTCAGTATTACCACGATTGGTCTCTATTGTTACGGTTGCACTATTTTGACAATTCCATTGAACATATGGTATAGGTTGCGAAACATTTATTTGCCAATTAGAAGACTGTATATTAAAAGTTACGCTTATAGTATAATTGTATCTTTCATTATTTATTTTTACACCATAAGATAATTGACCTATGTTACTATTCATTTCGTCATTTAAATTATTTGCAGAAAATTTAATTGATGTATATTCAGTATTTGGTGTGTATTGAAAAAAAGACATATTTTTTATACATGTTCCATAAATATCAAATTGTTTCCATTTATTTTTAAATATGTTATTATATGAATATGTTATCTGTATAGGATTTTTATTGTAAGGATTATAATTTGTAATGTTATTTGTATACACTTTATTTGTAGTTTCATTAATTTGATTAATTACAATTTCGGATGTTTGGCTTGTGCTTTCTTGATAAAACGTATAATTACCAGCATTGGTTGATAACAATAAATTATTACTCCACCAATTTTTTTCATAAAACCCTATAATTTCATTTGTATCATTATTTGTAACAAAATAGCCATTCAATATAATGTCACCAGTTTTAATGACGTTCTCTTTCAAAAAAATAGTATCATTATTTGCAATAATATTAACAGAATACCAATTAAATTGAACCATTATATAATATATATTTATAATAAATAAAATATAAAAAATAAATAAAATATTAAAAAATAAATAAAACACTAATGTAATAATGAAATTATCTAAAAATAGTAATTTATTAATGTCATTTTTTGTAAATCATGGATTTATAAATCATACACCTTTAAATAAAAGTAGCTACAAAATTATAATTCAATTGTATAATGATATATTAAATTCTCATAAGTATTTAAAAGAATTAAAAAAAACAATTTATTATACTACGAATATATCTAAAATTAATTATGTTTATCAAATTCCAAAACCACGAACATTCAATTTAAAATCGTTTCCCACAGAAGTAATAAAAAGAATAGACGATTTATCTTCGTATTATGTAGAATACAACTTTTCTCTCTTCAACAGAGATATAACTATATTTTTCATAAGCGAAAAAAAAAATATAGATTTACAACTAGTTGCATTTAACAAATACATAGATGCGATAATAATGTGGTTATACATATTAAATATATATTCAACGAGTAAATGTTCTAAAAAATTTACAACATATTTTTATTTTACATCTTTAGAAAAAAGAATTCCATCTTCAAATATATATACATTAAATGAATATCATGTTAATACAGCATTTACAAGAACTTGTCAATCAGATTCAGAAATTGTTGTTTTTAGGAAAGAAGAATGGTTTAAAGTATTTATTCACGAAACATTTCATAATTTTGCATTAGATTTTTCTGGAATAGATTCAAATTATTGCGATAATTTTATTTTAAAACTTTTTCCAGTTAATTCAGAAGTGAATTTGTATGAAGCATATTCTGAATCTTGGGCTGAAATATTAAATGCAATGTTTTGTAGTTTTATTATATTAAAAAATAAAACAAATTTTAATGATTTTCTCTCTAACTTTGATAAATTTATTAATTTTGAGAGAACATATAGTTTTTTTCAACTTGTTAAAACTCTAAATTTTATGGGTTTAACATATAAAGATTTATATTCAAAAAATAGTAAAAGTAAATTACTGAGAGATACTTTTTATAAAGAAGAAACAAATGTATTATCATACTATATTATTAAAACTATACTAATGAACGACTACCAATTGTTTATGTCATGGTGTAATAGTAATAATATTTCTCTCTTACACTTTAATAATATTCCTAAAAACAAAATAAATTTTTGTAAATTAATAGAACGAAATTATAAAACATCATCAATGCTTAATGGTGTAAATATTGCAGAACAATTTATAAGTTATTTAAAAATAAATAACGTAGAAAATACTTATATAATGAATAATCTGAGAATGACAATATGTGAATTAAATTAATAACAATATTTTATAATATTTTTAACATTTAAAAAGTATTTTAATATTATATGAATAATGTTAGATTTATATAATAACAAATACAGCAGAGAAATTTTAAAAAAACATATTTACGAGTTAAAGTTCATTGATGTACTTAAAACGCAAACTATTGATGCTAAATTTGCAGTGCGTTACATTTTAAATAATAAATATCAATTTCATGAAGACGATATTGTAACACCAAATATGGTTTTATTTTATCAACGTCATATAACTAAAAAAAGTCTAATAAACGAAATAGTACAATATGATTCAGATGATGACAGTGTTGAAGACTTTATGTCAGTGTCTAATAAATAAATAATGAGTAAGTCAAATTTAACGTATATAATATAAGTATTATAAAAAATATATATTTTATTAATATATATTTTTATTGAATTATTTATTTTATAAAGTAACATGATTTAAACCACATTTGAAACAACAGCCTTAGTTGCCTTTTCAAAATGAGGACTCATGTATCTCTGAAGATTAAAATATGTCAAAACATCAGTCTTCTTGAGATTCAACAAAGTTGCCAACTTTGAATCGGGATTAATAGTTCTACCATTATCCTTATCTTGTAGCTTGTGAGTCTTAATGTACGTATTAATATCTCTAGTAACCTCAGTTCTTGCCATCTCAGAACCAGAAGGCTTGTTTAAAAACTTTGCAAGCTCGTCTGAGATGCGAGTGGGCTTAACAAAACCAGAAGGGGCTCTGTTACCAGCCTTTCGCTTTCTCTTAGACTGACTTCTCTGAGCGGCCTTGAGCTCCTTAGAACGCTTCTTTTCTAAGGCACGATACTCAGCCTTCAATGTAGAAATCATAGAAGCAAGCATGTTAAGCTTAGACACAAATTCAACAGATTGTTCATCAAGTGAAGTTTCGCCTTCAGCAACAACCTCTTCAGTAGGAGGAACAGATTCTGATGTAGAAGCAGAGGCACTAACTACACTGCTACTCTCAGCAACAGAAGCCTTCTTTGAAGCTCTTGGCTTCTTTGTAGAAACAGCAACTGATGCATCAAATGGGACAGAAGGAGGAACAACAGAAGCAGAAGAAACTTGTTCTAATGAAACTGATTGTTGAGGAACACTTGTAGATTGTTCAGATTCAGAAACAACAGCAGAGGATTTAGAAGTCTTTACTTTAGGCATCTTATTATAGTATATCTAAATAAATACTTTTTAAGTGATTTAACGCAAATATTATATATTGTTACGATAATATGAGTTTATATCTAAATATATGAAATTAACTATTTTTATAAAACTTTTTATAGATTTTTTATAGAATTTTATTAATAATTTTCATGAACCTCTTATTAATTTTATTTTTTCCTTAATAAAAGCAAGCTATCTAATTATACTAATTATTATAATTACAATAACTATAATAATAAATAGTGTATAAAATTAAACATCAATTTATTACAATTCAAACACTAGTTATTTTATATAACTTACGTAACCATAAATTATATGTATTTTTATTGTCAAGATGATGATCATATATGTTTTTATTTAAAAATATTTCATTAACAACCTTTGTTTTTTCATTTAAAATATAATTGGTTATGTCCATATAATTATAACCATTTATAGAAGAGTATTTTTTTAGCATTTCATTATATTGTATAGTTAAAATAGTCCTATCTATTTGAGACACATTAATTTGACTTCTTGCGCCATTTAAATATTTTTTATCTGTGCTATCTTTAATTGTTGGTAAAATACTTCCATTTATTATAATTTTTGAGGGTTCAAAATAAGGTAGTATTTCTAACTTTATAAAATTAAATAAATTATCAGTAGTTGTTTTTAATTGATCTTCTATGCTAATATTATGGTTGTCTTTACGATACCACATAAGAAACCCACAATCAACCTCACCCAAATTTATAATTATAAATTGAAAATCATTGTGCTCAATGTTAGATAATTTTTCTTTAAATATATTTAAAGCATTTGTGTAACTATTTGGATTAGTAGTGCCTTGTGCTGTAGCACTACCAACAATAACCACATCAAATTTATATTTTGGTTGTTTTATATTACAATAATTAAAAACATCGCTGTGACTATCACCCAATACCAATATTTTTATCATATATTGTAACATAATAAAAAATAATTAAAAATAAGTAAAAGATTGGTAAAGCCATGGTATTGAAGATGCTGCTTGATCATTTACTAATGTTATTGCTCCCAAAACATAGTAAGACCCAAGTGATCTATTATCTCTGTCTATACCTAGATTTACAAAATTTTCCAATACTCCTAATATAACATTTTTTATGTTATTTATATTTGTTTCAACATGAATATATGACATATTTAGATGTCTAAATGGATTTCCATGTGGAGGACAAATATTCATTTTAGTTTCTTCACTTATTTGAGTTCTATAATTCCAAATATCAATTAATTCTCTCACTAACTTTAATAGTTCTATTTTATTCAAAGAGAGAAACCATTTAACATCACTATAATTACCTAAAGAATCTATAGTTTGAAATAACGTCAAAGCTCTCATTTCAACTGCTTTTTCATTTGAAACAACTAATTTATCTTCTACTTCTAAATTTACGTTTATTTTTAGTATTTTACTTAATTTGATTATTGATTTAATATTTTTAAAAACAAAATTGGGTATTTCTTTTCTATTATAAGGATTTGTTGGATCTTTTTCATTTTTATAAAGTAAATGATATAGAGAAGTTATATGAAATCCGTAAACAAAATTATCTGAATCTTTGTAACTTATAAAATTATAATATGATATTTCATCTAATGGTTCTAATGTCATAAAATCAGATGCATTAGTACATAATTGTTTGTTTTTGTATCCGGGTCCATGCAATTTGTTATATTTTCTCTGTAAATTACCTCTAAAACACTTTTGAATTTTGATAATATAACATGATAAATGTAAATAAATAAAAATTTTATAAAATAATTCTTGTTTGTTTCCAGATAATTTTATTTTATAATGTTTTGCAATTTTTTTGAGCTGGGGCATATTATAATTATATTTTATTTTTTCTTTATAATCATAAATAGTTGGGGTTATAACTTGTTCATTTTCTAGTTTATACTTATTTTTATGTTTAGTACAAAATAGTAAAATATCACATTTGCTGTAAATATGTTTCATATAATCTTCAATTAGATTAGGCTGTGATGGAGACATATATATTATAATTATATATTTTCTTTTTTAATAGTTTTAATATATAGATTTATAACATGTTATTTTAATTTAATAAGACCATAAAAATAAATTATTCATACAATTGTATATTATTATCATCAATCATGAGGTTCTATTTTTATATTATAAAAAAAATTGATTTAAAGATATACAATGTATATACATTATAATATAGTAACATGACAGACTCAATCATCGACGGAACTCAAATTGATACAAGTGTATTTTCATATTCTGCTCCTAAAGCACATGCTAGCGGAGGAAAAGTTGTTAATCTATTTAATAAACATTTTAAGGAATCTCTTACTATATCAACTCCACTTATTTTAACTTGGGGTGCACAAGAAGGTCAAGATCAAATGAAAAATCCAACTGGAAAATATACAATGAGTTTACAATTTCCAACTCGTGAATATTCTAATCCAGATTTAGATTCATTCCTATCTTCTATGAAAGCATTAGAATCAAAAGTAAAAAATGATGCAATGACTTATTCTAAGGAATGGTTTGGAAAGACAATTTCAAGCTTAGAGGTAATGGAAGAAAAATTTAATGTTATGCTTAAACATCCTAAAATTAAAAATTCTATTGAACCAGATTTAAATAAGCCTCCAACATTAACTGTTAAAATTCCTTGTTGGAATGGCGTTTGGAAACCAGAAATTTATGATGATAATGGCGAACCATTGTATGTAAATGGAAAGGTAAATTCTCACTTATCTCCTCTAGAATATTTAAAGCCAAAAACACATGTGATTTGTCTTTTACAATGTGGTGGTCTTTGGTTTGTAAATGGTAAGGTATCCATTACTTGGAACTTAAAACAAGCGATTGTTCAAAAGCCAAAGGCAATTATGGAAGGTGTTTGTTTTCTAAAACCAAAGGTACAAGATAAAGAACGTTTGCAATTGTTACCTCCTCCAGAAGACGATTTTCCAGTAGCAACTGTTGAAGAAAGTGATGATGAAGGAGACGATGCCCCATTTGTTCCTCCAATTCAAGAAGAGCAAACTGTTCAAGAAGTTGTTCAAGAAGTTGCGCATACACAAGTTCAAGTGCAACCAGTTGAAAAGAAGAAGATTGTGAGAAAGAAACAATAAATAAATAAAAAATAAATAAATAAATAAATAAATAAATAAATAATTAAATAAAAAATAAATAAATAAATAAAAAATAAATAATTAAATAAAAAATAAATAAATAAATTAAAGATAATATAATTTAAAATATATAATAATTAAAAATAAAAATATTTTTTATTTTAATTTTATTTTGTAAAATTAAAATACTTATTTAACTATTGCGTTATTATTTAAATACAAATATATTATGTATTATATATTTTTATTATGAAAAATAAAAATAATAAACAAAAAAATGACATTTTAAAATATGAAAAATACGAAATGTTAGAACATATTAATAATATTAATACTAATGGATTTACAATCGTAAAAAATAAAGTAAAATTAGATTTAATTGATAGAGTAGTTCGTGATTTTAATTACTGGTCTTCTATACCAGAAAATGGTTATACTAAATTTAATTTAAACAGAGTTGTAAATTTTCATGTGTATAGTGGCAATACATTAGATTTGGCTGCAAACAATTATGTAAACGAATTGTTAAAAACAATGTTTAATACAGAATGTGTAATATATTCATCCCTTTTTTTTAGAGAAGGAACAATACAACAATTTCATAGAGACACACCACATTTTTATACAAGTCCAGTTGACAAATATTGTGTTGTTTGGTATGCATTAGAAGATATAAATATTAATGCTGGACCATTAAAATATTATATTGAAAGCCATAAGTTAGATATTTCTGACGGTTATAGCACGTTTAATAAAGTTTATGAAAATGAACCAAACAAAGATGATATAGACATTACAAAAGACTTTAAGTGTATAATAGAGTATAATAAAACAGTTGTAAACTTGTGTGAACAAAATAATTTAAAATGTGTAAATGAAAAAAATTATGTTACTAAAATTAATAAAGGCGATATTTTTATAATGCATCCAAAATTAGTTCACGGAGGAAGCGATATAATAGATAATACTCTTACTAGATTTAGTATGCAATTACATTGGGTTCCAGTAAATA